TCATGCAAGGAGGAACAAGAAGTGGCAAGACCTACAATATCTTGACCTGGTTTATCGTAAAACTGTTACAAGAAAGGGGAAAGACACTGACTATATGCCGTTCCTCGCTGCCATCTATCAAGGGCTCAGTAATGAGAGATTTCATCGAGATACTTTCAAAATATGGCTTGTACTCAGAAGAAAAACACAACAAGTCAGAAAATTTGTACTTCTTAGGAGCAAATACTGTGGAGTTCGTATCTACTGACCAACCACAGAAGATTAGAGGTCGTAAACGTAATTACTTGTTCATTAACGAGGCTAACGAAGTAAACTACGAATCTTGGATGCAGTTGGCACTTCGTACCACAGATAAGATTGTAATTGACTATAACCCATCTGATTACTACTCTTGGATATACGATAAGGTGATTACGAGAGAAGATACGGACTTTACTATCACTACTTACAAAGACAACCCATTTTTAGAGAAATCTTTGGTGGAAGAGATTGAAAGGCTTAAAGATGCTGACCATGAGTACTGGAGAGTCTATGGACTTGGAGAAAGGGCAATATCACAAGCTACTATTTACACACACTGGAAACGCAGAAGAACATTCCCAGAAGGAGGGGAAATATTTTATGGACTGGATTTTGGCTACAACAATCAAACCGCATTGGTGCGTGTCAAACACTTCGACAACGAAATGTACGTGGAGCAGCTTATCTACGAGACCAAACTATCAACCTCAGTACTTATCGACAAACTAAAGTCTTTTGGCTTTGACAAGCGTACAGAGATATTTGCGGATGCCGCAGAACCTAAGACCATTGCTGAGGTGAATAAGGCTGGATTTAGTCTTAAACCAGCTGTAAAAGATGTGTTTGCTGGTATCAACAAGGTAAAGTCTTTCCCACTGATAATTAAAAGCGATTCCTTAGATTTGTTAGATGAGGTGAAGAACTACAAATGGAAAACTGATAACGATGGTAATACGTTAGATGAACCAGTGAAGTTTAGAGACCACTTGATGGATGCGATGCGATATGCCATATACACAAAATTTGCCAAACCGAAAAGAGGTTGGGTAGTATAGGCTAAAAATTTGTTACTTTTGTAAAAATATCTTATAGCGTGAATTTAACGGACATCATAAAAGGATTAAGTCCTTTTCAAAAAAAGGGAGCAACCAATATTGGTTTCTCATCCAATCCTTTAGCAGATTTCGCTGGTTTAATTTCTGGTAGAGTTTTGTACCCAGATATTAATGAAAAAAAATATGTAAACGATTATTGTAACAATAGTGAAGTTTATGCTATCATCAAAAGAATAGCTAAGACTGTATCTACTGTTCCGTTTTACGAATACTCTGTTAGAAACAGTAAAAGCTTAAACCAGTACAAGTCATTAACCACTAATGCTCAAACAACTGCTGATTTAGCTAAGGCTGAGTTAGTAAGAGTGAAAGCGTTAGATGAGATTACTAATTCTGAAACTAACAAGTTATTACAACAACCTAATGAATATCAATCATTCTCTGAGTTAATCGAGAACTTGGTTGGCTATAAACTAATTACTGGTAACTCATACTTATGGGCTAACAGATTAGAGTCTGGAAAGATTCAAGAACTTGTCGTACTCCCATCCCAATACGTTGCCATAATCTCCGATGGCACTATTAATGGGGTTGAAGCTTACACATTTACTCTGGTTGGATGGGATAATTTACCAGCGAGTGATGTGATTCATATGAAGTACTTTAACCCCTACTTTGACACTAATGGACAACAACTATACGGACTATCACCTTTACAAGCAGCTTACAGAACTGTACAACGTTCTAACGATGCAAAAGATACCTCTGTTGGTATGTTGCAGAACCAAGGACCTAAAGGTATATTGTATGCTGATGAGTCTAATAATTTCGGACAAGAAGAAGCTGGTAAACTAAAAGAAGATTTCTACAACCAATACGGAACTAAGACTCAAGCTGGTATCGTACAGAACGCTGGTAAGATTTTGATTGCTGGTGCTAAGTTAGGTTGGGTAAACATGGGATTATCTCCAGTAGACTTACAGTTATTAGAATCTGAGAAAATAACGCTTAGAGAACTTTGTAACGTTTACGGTGTAAACTCTGCGTTATTTAACGACCCAGATAACAAGACTTACAACAACATGAAAGAAGCTAAGAAGGAAATGCTTACGCAAGTAGTACTTCCAGAATTAGTGGCTATTCGTGATGCTTTCAATAGATTCTTTGGAAAGACCAATACAAACACTTACATCGATTTCGATTTAACAGTGTTCCCAGAGTTGCAAGAAGATATGAAAGAACTTAGTTCTATCTTATCTCAATCTTGGTGGATTACTCCAAACGAGAAAAGAGCAGCTATGCGTTACGAGACTATCGATGATGAAGTAATGAACGAAATCTTTATTCCAGCTGGTTACTTGCCTATTGATGAATTGTCAATGTTACAAGACCCAAGAAACGCACAGCAACAAGGAGACTATAATTTGCCTCCAGTAAAAAGTGAAGGTTTTTTTTTGAGCAAGAACGAAAGGATTAACGAAGTTTATACAAAATACAAGGAAGTAACTAACATGAGTTTTTCAGAGTTAGAAGCTTGGTCTAAAACAGAGTGCTCTAAGAAAGCTTCATTAGACAGAAGCCCAATAGAGAGAAACTTAAGACTACTTTCTAAGAAAAAAGAAGATTGGACTACGAAGGATGCTGAAGATGCAAATAGAACAATCAGTTTTGTAAGCAGAATGAGAGGTGCAGAGCAAGGAGAACCAGCAGCAGAAGGCTGTCCTTCTAAAAGAGATATTTCACTTAAAAACTGGGCATACGACCCATCAAAATAAAAGCCATGGAATTTAAGTCATTAGAGTTACTGGAAAAACAAATAACAGCTTTTTACGAAGAGAAAGCTATCAATAAGAAAAATCCAAAAGGAGTTGCTCATGCTAATAGCTTAATTGCAAGTGGTGATGTTAGCAATCCATCATCTTGGGAGAATCCATCTGCTGAAGCTGAAAATGCTTACATTGAAGAGAATGGATGGGATGAATATGCAAAATGGTTTTTAGGAGTTGATACTTCTATGGACAAAGAAACTAAAGGTCATTACGGCTACATATATACTTCTGATTTCAAGACTGTTGATAGACAAGGTTTACGTGCTATCAGACAAAGAGCAGCACAAAATGGTTTGACCTCTGTGTTCGCTGCAGCTGGTAAAATGATAGAAGCTATAGATGGCAAAGAATAATGGCGAAATTACTATATCCTTCTCAGCAATTTGCTTTGCAACAAAAGATTGCAAGGAAGTCAATAAGAGAGTTTAGGCCCAAAATAGAAAAGGCTTTACAATCTGATTTTGATAGAACAGCTGAGTTGGTTAGAACGTATGGAGTTCAACAGACTGTCAATAATCAAAACGCATTGTTTGACGACAAACAGATTAATAATATTTTACGAACTTTGTACGAAAGTACTGGTGGCTATACAGCCATGACGTATGAAAAGATGTTTGATAGCTTCAAAAAAGCAGAGTCAGTAGATTTGGACCCAGCTAACATTATGGATGATTGGATGGCTTATATGTTGTCCTATTGGACAACCTACAGCGGTCTTAAAATGTATGGGATTGAAAATACTACCAAGAACGAGATAACAAATATTCTGAATAGTGCCATTAGATATGGACAACAGAATAACTTGAGTCTTAACGAGGTTAATTCACTTGCGATTAAAAACCTTAAAGAAGGTAAAATTAACAACGCAAGGAGTCTACTGATAGCAAGAACGGAATCTCACCAAGCATTAAGTGCTGGTATGATGGGTGCAGTTAATTTAGTTAACTTACCTTTGCTAAAACAATGGATAGCATCTGATTATCCAGCGAAGGGCGGAAGATATAGAGACTGGCACAGAGCATTGGACAGACAAACGAATCCAGATACTGGAGGAGTTAGAATACCAGTGAATCAACCGTTCATGGTAAACACTCCAAATAATGGCGTGATTCAGATGCAATATGCACATGATGCAAATGGAGGAGCAATGAATAACTGTAATTGCAGATGTTGCACAGTGTTCATTGTTTAAATAAAAGTATATGAGTAATTTTTATAACAAAAAAGGAGTAAGTGGTGCACCGATTGATATGTCGGATGACTCAAGAACAGTAGTTGTTTACTACTCCGCATTTGGTAACGTAGATAGCGATGGTGATGTAATCACTCCTGGTGCGTTTACTAAATCATTAAAAGAAAATGGTCCAAAAGCTAAGAATAGAATCTGGCATTTGTTCAACCATTCTACAGACAAGCCTATTGCTAAACCATTCGACATGGAAGAAGATGCTTTTGGTTTAAAGGCTTACGTTAAAATGCCAAATACAACTTTAGGTAGAGATACTTATGAGTTGTATAGAGATGGGCACATAACTGAACATAGCATTGGCTTCCAAACTGTGAAGTCTCAAGCTAAGTCTGGTTATAACGAAATATCAGAAATTAAATTGTTTGAAGGTTCCTCTGTTTTATGGGGAGCTAATTCTAATACGCCAACAGTAATGGTTAAGTCTGAAATCAAGGCTACACTTATTGATGAGATGGGTAAAACTATCAAGTCTTTAAGAAATGGTTTTTATACAGACGAGACATTCGGTTTATTAGAGTTAAAACTTAAGCAATTACAGCAATATCTCGCTGAGATGGAAGATGAAGAATCAGTCGCTTCAGAACAACAACCGCCTATGGATAACCCTACTGGATTGCAACCAGAGGGCGAATCAGAAGAAGAGGCATTGGATGAGGAAGAGGACCCGATGGTTTCTATCGAAATTGAGGTAAGCAAATATTTACAATCATTTAAAATTTTCAACTAATGGTAGAAGAAATTAAAAGTGCTTTCGAAGGCATTAAAACAGAAGTATCTGGAGCTATCGAAAACGCAAAAGCTGAAAGTGCAGTTGCAGTAGAAGGCTTAAAAACTGAATTAGAAGAATTAAAATCTCAAATCTCTGTAGTTAAAGATGCTGCAGACAAATTAGAGGCAAAAAGCAATCGTAAAACAATGAACGAAAATCAAGTAAAAGGATTCAACGCTACATTGGCTGAATCAATCGAAAAAAATGCAGACGTTTTAGGTAAAATCGCTGCTGGTGAATTGAAGCATACTTCATTCAAAATGGACACTAAGGCTGTAGGTAACATGACTGAAGCAGTTAACTTAACTGGTGATATTCCTCGTGCTTACGCTAATCAAGTGTACGCTTTACCTTCTCGTAAAATCCACGTTAGAAGTTTGTTACCAGTAGGTACAATTTCTCAAGGTTTATTTACTTTCCCTCTTGAGACTGGTGGCGAAGGTGCTCCAGCTGCTCAAACTCAAGGTAGCACTAAAGCTCAAGTTGATTTTGACATCACTATGACTAATGCTCCAGCACAAGTAATCGCTGGTTACGTTAAAATCTCTCGCCAAATGTTAGATGACGTTCCAGCTATGACTTCTTTCTTACAATCTCGTTTGTTAGAGAAGTATTTAGTTGCTGAAGATGCTCAATTATTAAGCGGTAACGGTACTGCTCCAAACTTACAAGGTTTAACTGGTGTAGCTGCTGCTTTCTCTGGTGCTGCAACTGTAGACGTAGAGCAATTAGTACAAGCTATTGCACAAGTTGAAGCTTCTAACTACAGTGCTACTGGTATCTTGATTAACCCTACAGATTGGGCTAACATCATCAATACTAAGAACACTAACAGTGCTTACTCATTACCAGGTTCTACAGTAGTTACTACTGATGGTCAATTATCAATCGCTGGTATTCCAGTGTTCAAGTCTACAGCTATCGCTGCTGACAAGTTCTTGGTTGGTGACTGGGCTATGGGTGCTCAAATCATGCAAAGAGATGGTATCTCAGTTCAGTTCTCTGAATTTGATGGTAACAACTTCGTAGAAAACATGATTACTGTAAGAGTTGAAGCTCGTATTGCTTTCCCTATCTACTACGCTGGTGCGTTTGTATATGGTGATTTCGGTAACGTAGCTTAGTCTTAAACTAATCTAAAAATATAGGGGTAGCCAAAAGCTGCCCCTTTTTTGTGTCTATTGAATTTTAGTTATTTTTGTACAAATAGTTCATAATGCAAATTATAAGAGATGTCACAACCACAGTTGAGCCAGTTTCCGAGCCTATAACATTGGCCCAGGCTAAAAACTATCTTAAGGTTGATTTTGACGATGATAACGACTTAATTACTTCTTTAATAGCTTCTGCAAGAGTAAGATTGGAAAAATATGCTGGTGTAGCAATGAGTGCAAGAACCTTGCAAGTTGTGGCTTATGTGGATGAGTTTATCGAACTTCCTTATGCTCCTTTGAATAATATCACTAAAGTAGAATATTGGGATAATGGTAGTTGGGTTGAAATGAGTGTTGGAGACTATTACATTTTAGGAACTACCTATAAGAAAATCTATATGGTTGCTAACAATCGTATGGAATATAGGTTCACTTACACTTGTGGTTATACAACAATACCACAACCAATGATTACTGCCCTTTACAAGCTAATTGCAGACCTATACGACTACAGAGAATCATCTGTTGAGGATAGTAAGCCAAATTCAAATATAACGTCAGCATATGAGCTTATAAAGCCATATAAACGTATAAGCATATTCTTATAATGATAAGTAAACTTAAAAATAGGATTACCTTTCAGTCTAAGACCTCAGAGTCAGACGGAGCTGGTGGTTTCGTTTTAACAGACGTAGACTACTATACTTGCTGGGCTGAGATTTTCAGAGACAATCAGAATAGAACAAATATTGCTGGAAAGGACTCTATATCTGATAATATTGTTTTTAGGATTAGAGATGCACAAAGTATCTCTATTTCAAATGATTTGACTATATCATATAATGGTAATATCTACTTGATAAACAGCATTATTGATGAGTTTGATGGTCATGAATATTTAAGAATCACTTGTTCAACATTAAAAAGAGTTGGTACTTGGGATAGTATTAGTGCTTTCTGGGAGAATATTAGCTCGACTTGGGAGACTACATAATGGCATTTAAGATAGACAGAAGAGATGTAGACAGATTATCTAAGAGATTTAAGGTAGCACCAGAAGCTGTTAAAAAGCAAGTTTCTGATATTATAAGCACTTCTGTTATTAGTATTGAAAACAATGCAAGAGCAAGAGCACCATTAGGTGAAACATATAAATTAAAAGGCTCAATTTATAGTACGCCTTACAACGCAAATGTAGGAGCTACGGTAGGAGCAAGAATATTTTATTCACCTTTTGTTGAATTTGGTACTGGCAATAGTTTCCAAATACCAGTTTACAGAAACTTAAATATGAATAGTCTTGAGGCATACGCAGCTACGTTTAAGCGTAATAATGGAAAAGTAGTAAATTTGCCCCATAGACCATTCTTATTCAACTCGGCTTCAGAAGAACTATATAAAATGGTTAACTCAATTAAAAAAATTAAAATATAATGGCTACTCTTCAAGGTAAAGCGGTAAAAAATACATATAGACAAGTACTACAGATTGGTGCTAATAATATTGGTGTAAGTGGTACTTTACAACCAGTTCAAGATGGTGGTGGTGCAAATACTGCACTTTCTCTTTCTACTACTGCAGCTACTATTACTGGTGATTTAACTATCACTGGTGATTTGATTATTACTGGAGGTGGTATTCAAATACAAGATTTAATTGATGATACTGTTGCCACTTTGATTCAGAATGGTACTGGTATTACTTGGGTTTATAATGACTCTTTAAGAACTTTAACTCCTACTATCACTATTGCTACTGTAGATGGTGGTGTACAAGGTGATTTCTTACAATTCAATACTGGAGCTGGTGAGGCTAACGCTGTAGCTAAAATGTACTGGAATACAAATGATGGTACAGTTGATTTAGGATTAATGGGCGGTAACGTTGTGTTACCAATTGGTCAAAAGCAAGTTGCAAGAGTACTTAATAACTCTGGTAGCATTTTAAATAAGTCTGCATATCAAGTAGTTAAAGTATCTTCTGCACAAGGTCAAAGATTAGCTGTTGTTTTAGCACAAGCTAACAACGATGCAAACTCTGCTGATACTATTGGTTTAGTAGCTGAAAATATAGCTAATAACCAAGAAGGTTTTGTAACTACAAGTGGTGTAATAAATGGAATTGATACTACTGGAGATTTA